TCGTGCCAGTTTGTCACCTGACCCTCTGTGTGGTGTGTATTCAGACACGGGTAAGCCCATACGACGCATCTCTTGGTACAGCGCCGTACCTGCTGACTTCTTCTCCACTATAAATGCGTCTGGCTCCCACTCCATGTACTCTTCCATAGCCATGTCTTTCAAGTCTGGGAACTCTAGTCGCTTCTTTATACTGTTTAGCAACACTATATTGTACGCATCTACCTCTTCATTCATAAACACGCCCCACGTAGTGAGCGCTGTGTAGTCCGCACGGTTGTGGGTCTCGGCTGCAGCGTCCAGTGACATGATTATATACTCGCACTGGGGCGGATTATCCTGATCCCATATCTGCCACCACTCGCGTTTGACCAACGCGGCCTCTTCTGCGGTAGGTTCTTGTTGATATTGAGCGTTCCACTGGAACGTAGGCATGGATGCCTTGGTGCGTAGCAGTGCTTCTAGGTCAAAAAACTCAGGCCACAGCGGTTTCTCTACTATATCGCCCGTCTCTTCGTCCTCTATATCCAAAATTGCAGGGAATTCTACGATTTCGTACTGATCTGCCCGCTCATTCTGCGTCATATCCTTGGTTACACGCCCAGTTAGGTCATCCATGTGCCATCTGGTCTGAATTATGGCTACACGACCCCCCGGCATGAGACGAGTACGCGCTCCAAACGTGAACCAATCGTATGCTTTGGCAAAAACTTCAAAATTACCGTTGATTACGTCCTGTTCTGAGTGCGGATCGTCCACTAAAAGCAAGTCCGCGCCCCGACCTGCGATTGACGAGCCAATTCCACAGGCGTAATACTCCCCACCAACGCTTGTGTTCCACCGTCCCGCTGATTTTGAGTCTATCGCCAGCTTCACGGTGGGAAATATCGTTGCGTACTCCTCCGTTGCAATCAGATTTCGCACCTTTCGGCCAAAATCTACCGCTAAATCGGTGGTGTGTGACACCATCATTACCTTCTTGTTTGGGTTTCTCCCCAAAAACCATGCTGGGTACATGATAGACACTAGGTTTGACTTCCCGTGTCGCGGAGGAATGTTCACGCATATACGATCTTTGTTACCTTGCTCAATATCCATGAGCATGTCAGCTAGTATTCTATGGTGTTTGCCGACAATGAAGTCGGGTTGCATACGTTTGCAGAACTCTATTAGGTCATCGTAGGCTGCTTGATTGCTTTTACGTGCCTCTAACTCATCAACAAGTCGGTCTATCTCTGCAACTTCTTCCGCTGTATACACATCCAAGTTGTCCAACATCTGCTGGACTTCCTCTTCAGTAAAATCAAAAGCGGAATCAGTCATCATACTCGTCATCTAGCTCCGCAAGTTCGGCCTCAACATCTATAGGTGAGTTGTCTATGACAACAGCATCTTCAATATCGTCTTCGGGGTTGACTAGTTTTTCTAACTTAGCCCGTAATTTAGCGCGTAGATCGTCAGTTGACTGATGCGTTATTGTAACTTCTGACTTCTCAGCAAACAATCCTACGTCTGAGATCTTACCCAGCAACTCCAATGCACGAATACGTATGCGCGGATCGTCATTCTCAGACTCCAACAGCAGCTTATTCGTAACTAGATGGCGTATCTGGGTAGCGCTTTCTGCTACAGAGTGGCCGAACTCGTTGAGTATGTGGTTGGTAAGTACAAGAGATGCAGGTGTTAAAGTTGCTGCACGCTTAGTTGTTACTTTTTTGGACGTTGCTTCGGGATCATCTGCATATGCAACGGCAAGTTTAGCCGCCACATCCTTGTCCTCTCTCGTTGGTTCTATGTCCAGCCCGTGCTCTGCAAGTGCTTCTGCAGTATTACACGCTGCTTCGGCACGCTCCCTAAGATCTTCATAGGGAGTATCAGCATCTATAGGTACACCAATCTCAGGTTCTATATGCAAGGTCATAAATTGTTCGCTGGCGTTAAGCCGTTGCGCCGAATATACACAACAAAAAATTTTTTACAATCAGGAGGTTGGGACTCCTATAGGGGGGTGTTCCTATATAGAGGGGGGTGGGGTCTGGGATTTGAGAAAATTGTAATTTATTCGTGGAAATTAGTAATACATAGGCGCATGGGACTCCTGTGCTAGACAGCGGGTCATAGGGGTAGGGTAGGGGCCGCGATGCGCCGTTTTTAGTCTTGTCTGGACTAGAATTGACTTTTAACTAAATATCATTAAACTGTATTAGGTCGAATCAATCGACATTAACTAAAACTACTTGGAGTCAACTATGACTGATTTGAATCACAATTTACCACCATTACCTGAGTCCATCCGCGAAGCAATCATTGCCGATGGCAAAGCGGGCAAAGCCGACGCGAGAGCGGAGCGCTCATTGGACGAGGCGATTGCCGCGCACAATGCCGACTCGCCAGAGTCCGACCGGATTACTGTAGAACGATTGTCCGCTGGGTATGCATCCAAGCATGGCGGCATCTTCGCTGAATGGCGGCGCGACATCTTTTGCAATTATGTCGGATCGGTAACGACACCAACTATTGCCCGAGCCTACCGCGACGCGAAGGGTAGTCTGCCCAAGGCAAAAAAAGCGCTGAGCAGTACCCAAGCTGCCACGCTATCGGATACCCGCGCAATCTGGAATGGTAAATTCAACAGGCTAATCAGCCGATTGACTACTGCCGAACGCGATGCCGCCGTGTTAGCAATCCAAGCTAAGCAAGATGCGGGCGAGGATCTTACAGCGGAAGAGCAGCTGCAGATAAACCCACCATTGCCCAGCGCGGTTGATGCATCGGTAAAAGCAGTAGCGGCATTCCAGAAAATTGTGCAGCCGGAAGATGGCGCGGAAAAATACCGCGATGATTTCCAAGATGGTGGCATGATGAAGATCGCATCATACCTACGCCAGATCGAAGATGAACTGGCCAAGTATGGTAAAGAGTCCGACGACAGCTAAACCAACCGGCCCCCTCGGGGGCCATCCATTCGGCTCCGCCTCGGCGGGGCCTTTTTTTTGGTTTCTTTTTGAAACCAGTGATAAATGTTGCGCCGCGTCTCACTGTCGAGCTTGGGCCGTAGAAACTCAACGTGTGTTGCACTGTAAGAATTTAGTACGGAACAGACCAATTCTTTGAAACCAGTGATGAAAGTTGCGCCGCGTCCTAATGTTCGCAAAAAGGGGCTAATGTTCTTGCAATGTTCTTATAATGTTCGCAAATTTTTAGCCAAAAACGAACATTACAAACGTATCATCCAGTTGTATCTGGTGGTATCTAGTATTAATTAAACTAATTTATTGTATATATATATATATAAATCTAACAATGTTCTAAAGTTAGGGTAAATTTATGACGATATTTTAGAAAAAATTTATTTTCTCTCCCTCTACACGCGATTCCGCACCCTTTTTTCTCACCCCTCGCACCGCCTAAATTTTCCAATATTTTTACTACATTAGAACATTACTTATATATCAAGCACTTGCGCACCTACCTACAAGAACAATTTAGGAACATTACAGTACATTTCAGTACATTACATTACCTACTCCCAAATAACATAATCTGACTTCACTTGACATTACCTGTGTAACATGTTATAATAGTCGGGTGTTTCGTCATTTCAAAATTTTTACATTGGAGGTTTTCAGTCTTGAGAAGATACAAACCAGTCCGCAAGCCACGGCGTCCCGCACGTCCGTTCCGCGCACTTTCTGTGCAGCCCACACTTGGGCAAGAGCGCATGGTCGCACATCGTGAGATGTATCCATCGCGCAAGCTGTCACCCCCGACAGCCGAATCTAGTACAGCCCGTACTAAAAACGAGCAGTCCACATTCACTGTGGCACCTGCTTACAACAAGGGCGCGTATCAAGTGATACCTGCGTCTGACATTCAATACATTGGGAAATGATTATGGGGACAACTGTACAGGTTCAGTATCTGAAAAGATTTATAAGTTGGCTGGAGACGTGTGAGTTCCGTTACACGATCTCATCCATGCAGGGTGGATTCGTCCACGTAAAGTTCTTCATTGATGAAGAGAAACTAAAGTAAGGAACAACTATGAACTTAGAAAAAACAGCAGGGGGTATCGCCCTCTTCTCAGGTCTTATGACCTACATAGCATTACTAGGTGTGGTCGAGGACATCGCCGTGCCTGTAAGCCGTACACACGCAGCAACCTTCTGGGTGTGTTTCACCGCGACTGTGACCTTCTCAGTCGTTTATTTATTTCTGCAATTGGAGAACCGCAAATGATTACTGAGTTTGGAAAACTTATAACCGAGGAGCCAGCAATGGACGAGCATGAAGAGTTGATTAAGATCAACGAGGAGCGTAGTGAGCAGGAGATCATAGACGATCTCAAAGCGCTTGCGCGTATCGAAGAAGAGCAGACAGCGTTTGCGTTTGTTGATGAGATGTCAGAGATGTCGAGCGACGTAAAAAGCGCTATGCATGACATGGTGACTAACCGCGTGCCTGATAAAGAAGTTAGTGTGGATTACACTGAACTACAGGACATACAGTCCTCGACAGTCAGTGCGCCCACCATGCGTGAAGCGGCAGCAGTCGTAACCTTTCATACAGGTGTGTGGAACAACCAACGACGTGACCTCAAAGCCACAGCCCAGATCAGGCAAGCCAACGGTCTGGCTACCGAAGGTGTGTTCGGCGGTAAGATACTACTGCCCAACTGCAAGTCTTTCCTAGAAGCCAAGCGACTCAGTGGCCTAGCGCGTAACACGTACTACCGTGCGACCAAGCCGTGGGTCAAAGGTGGGGGTGCAATGCCCAACCAAGACATACCGCCATTCATCACAACCATGACTGCAATCAAGAACGACTTTGAACGCGCAGCGGATCAGTTTGTGTGGGTCGATTACGATGATGCGGTAGTTGATGAACAGGTACGGCTACAGGGTAGCGTGGACAGTCTGTTCAACCCTGACGATTACCCGCCCAAGGATGAGCTTCGTAAGATGTTCTACATCGACTTTGAGATCCAGCAGATCACACCCGACTGGCGCACCGACGTGGTGGACGAGGGCCATGAGGTTATCAGTGACTTCTACAAGAAGCAGCACACCAAGCTAATGCAGGGGTTCTCAAACACCATTATGGGTGAACTAACGGGTAAGCTGGTTACGCTATCTGAGAGGTTGGCATATTCCGGTGTAAGTAGTACCAAAAATCCCGACTACAAGAAGTGGGGCGATCCAGTGTTGAACAATGTGGTGGACATGATCGACGTGCTGGAGCGGTTCAACTTTGGTGGTGACAACACCATGAGAGAAATTAGGCGGCAACTCAACCAAGCCCTACAAGGGCGAACCCTGACAGCAGACATGCTCAAGACAAACGAGAGTTTGCGAGTGACAACTAAACAACAAATTGACGAAGTGTTGTCTGCGCTTCCGTCACTAGACCAATAGCTGAAACAAGGAGAACCAAATGAACTCAGCAGAACAAATGTACGCAGTCGGCTTGAACGACATTGTAGATACCTTGATGGATACAGGCACAGACGTGACCTATCTTATCCAAGGGCACATGGGTACCGGCAAGTCGGAGCTTCTTAAGATGCTTATTAAGAAGTTAGGCGCAACACACTTGGGTTGCTACTGCGACTGTACGACCAAGGACTTGGGTGACATCACCATACCGAACATCGCCAAGATGGATGATGGCACAGGCTACGTGACATACCTGACCAACGAGGAACTGGGTATGCACATCAACAAGCCCATTGTCCTGATGCTTGACGAGTATGGCAAAGCGAACAAGGCTGTTAAGAACGCGCTGCTACGTGTGATCTTAGAGCGGAAGATAGGCAGCTACGAGCTACACCCTGACTCAATCGTGTTTGCGACAACCAACCTCGGCGCAGAGAACGTGGGCGACAAGCTAGAACCACACCAACGCAACCGTGTGTCTACTCTGTTGGCACGCAAGCCAACGGCAGAAGAGTGGCTGGTGGACTTTGCGATCCCGAACGAACTAAATCCTAGCGTTATGGGCTTCGCCAAGGAGTACCCACAGATCTTCCAAGGCTTTGAAGAAATTAAAGATCCATCGGACAACCCGTACATCTTCCACCCACGCGAAGATCGTGCGGCGTTTATCACACCAAGGTCGTTGCACACAGCGTCGAAGATACTGACCAAGGGCGTCAACATGAGCGAGCACGCACTGCACGCAGCGTTGATCGGTGCCATCGGTGCGCGTGGCGCTTTGGATCTTATGGCGTTTGTGACTATGGCAAACCAACTGCCATCCATCGAATCCATCAAGCAAGACCCAGCGGGTGCCAAGGTGCCAGACGGTGCGAGCGCGGTGTGTATGACGGTGTTCAAGGTGTTGGGTGCGATGGAGCGTGAGCTAATCAACCCTTGGATGGAGTACATGGGGCGACTCAGCAAAGAGGCACAGGCTATGTTTGTGCAGGGCGCTATGAACCCCGACTACAAATTCCACACTGAGATTGTCCGCAACGGCAAGTTTGGGCAGTGGGCCATCGAAAACAACTACATGTTCACAGCAGACAAGAAGTAGGAGAACTATATGTTTGGAGCAGTGACGGCAGAACAACGACTAGAGAAGAATGTCGTTAAGATCTTTTCAAATCCGAAATACGCAGCGCTCTCTGGGGTGCTGTTGATCGGGGAACGTAGTGTGGATGACACCATACCTACAGCGTGTACCAACGGGCGCGACGAGCGGTATGGCCGCGAGATGATCGACGCACTGTCGGATGCAGAGCTACGGTACGTAATCTTGCACGAGGTGCGGCACAAGCTGTATCGACACTTGAAAACGTGGAAGCACTTGAACGACATCAACCACAGTCTAGCGAACGCAGCGTGTGACTACGTTATCAACCTAGAACTGAATGATGAGAACAACGATGACGGGTTTGCCGTTATGCCATCGGGTGACTATGAAGGTCTGGTGGACGAGCGGTTCCGTGGTATGGACTCAGCACAGGTGTTCAACATACTTCTTAACGAGCAACCAGAACAACCCAAACTTCCTGAAACGCCCGGACAAGGTGGGCAAGGTGGATCGGGTGTAGGTACTCAAACAGGAAC